ATCCCTCGGCCGCAAGGCTGTGCGGGTTCAAGTCCCGCTCTGGGCACCATACAGAAATTCATTGAGTTATCAATGAGTTAGCGTTAAGAAAAGCCACCCTTGCGGTGGCTTTTTTGTGTCTGAAATTTGCCTTAAGGCGCAATTTTTAGCAGCAAAGTGTCGACACTATGTTGTATCTGTTTGTTTTATAAAATGATTTCCACCTATTCATGAGACAGTGGCTTTGTGATTCCGTTTGCAATGGACGGTGTTTTAACAGCGAATTTATCTATTAACACACTGATATATAAATATAATTTTCATTTTTCTAATCAATGTGGTTCCACAGCATCAATGATCTGCGGTTTTGTAATAAATTTAACCAGTGTTTCATGACTGACAAAGGTTGCGCCGCAGTTGATATTCCTGCACTGGTTATAACGTTCTTTGGTTTCATTGGTGAATTCGCGGGAACTGCGGGTATAAGCGGGGTTATTGCAAAGCGGGCATCTCATCATGACAGATTATCCTTTTTCATCATGGGGTTATGTAATGATAACAAACCGGACGGTTTCACCTCAAGTTCCAGATCAGATGTAAAACCGTCTGCACTTAATGAGTGTGTTACTTTCGCTGTTATCCACTCTGCGCTGTCAATTTCCGGTTTGAATCCCTGAACGTTTACCGGCATTTCCGGATAGAGTTCTGCACGGCCTTTTGCCAACCGGAGAGACAGAGTCGCAACACCGCACAGTATTTTTTTCAGGGCGGCTTTTGCAGCACGTTCTGCATTGGTTTTGCTGGCATAGGTATGTGACAGCGTCAGAATATTACCGTCCTCTCCGGCGAGATAGCTGCCTTGCAGCCCGTCAGACTGTATTTTTAACCCTGTTTTTTTCTTTGGCTTGCGGGTGTTCAGCCATGAGGCAATAACGCCGGTATATGCGCCACGGTCGGCCAGTGAAAAGCGGTAGCCGTCACCGACGGACCGGGTGATCAGCAGCGGCGGGATCAGTTTGCCGGACGCGGTTTTTCCGCTGCCCTGCGGCATAAACAGTAGCTGGCCGTTTTTTATGGCCGCAACAGCTCCCTCCTGTTTGCCGAGCCGCGCCAGAAAGGAGCCGTCTGATTCGTTGGTCTGGTCGATATGGGCGATTTTAATCTCAGCGAGTTTCTTCTCGATCACCGGCTCTACGTTATTCCGCTTTGCAATGGTGGTGATGATGTCGCCCAGCGTTTTTTCGTGATAGGAAACCTCGCGCTTTGCGTTCAGTGACGAACGGAAATCCGCACTACGCCCGCGTATGGTCAGCTTGTCAGGCGGTCCGCTGTGCTCTATTTCATCAACGGTAAATTTACCCTTAAAAATCAGCGGTTCATTCTTCCAGCCTAAGTGCAGCGATAATACCTCGCCGCGCTTCGGCAGCATCATTTTGCCGTCGGCATCATCGATCTCAATGTCCAGCTGGTCGGCCTCAAATCCGCGGTTATCCGTCAGTGACAGGGAAATCAGCCGCCCCTGAATCCGCTCATTGATGTTGACGGACCCGGCGGAAAGCGAATATGCCGGGGCGCACTCGGTACCGGTGAGGAAAAAATCCGTCATGATAATAACCCTGTAATGCTGTCAGAAATTTTATTACCCATGCCGCTGATGGTGTCAGTCAGTGAGTCAAGCTGTGCGCTGATATCACCGAACATTTCAGACAGCGATTCATCAACGCGGGTGAGCTTGATGGTAAAATCTATCTTTCTGGCTGCACTGTCGTGGAAAAATTCACTTTTATTTTTGCTGATGGACTCAATCACATACATCCCGTAAATGGTTCCCTCGCCGCCGATAAACGACCAGGCTTTTCCGCTGTCGGCCATGGCTTCCAGCGCCATCATGGAAAACTTACCGCCGCTGATTTCCGGGCAGAGTGTGCCGGACAGGGTAATCGGATCATTGGACAGCCCCAAAAATTGCCAGGACGGACGCTTTCCGACCCGGCTGTTATACGCAAACCGGTATTGTTTTTCTTCCTGCATCCCCTGAAACGGCACGGTTCGCAGCTCAAACACGAACAGGCCGAGTGCAGCCATAGCCATAATTAAAACTCCTCTGTGTCACTGTACCCGCTGCGGCGGCTGGCCTGCTGTCGGCGGGCGTGCGCGTCCAGCTGACGGGCAACTTCGCTGGCGATATCCTGTGCGGAATGCGCCGGTGTCGGGTAGATGTTGATGACCGGCGCGGCGTTCTGCTGTGATGAATACGCGCTGCTGACAGAACCGCCGGCGGTTTGTGCCGGTGCCGCTGCTATCGGCTGGGACAGGGTGCTCAGTGCCAGCATTGCCAGTGCTGCCGTATTTTTCCGGCCGGTCACATTTGCCGGGCCGTCCACCACTTCCGGCCCGTTCTCACCAACAATGCCCCACTGACCGCGCGGAATACGTCCGCCGGAATCATAGGCCCCGGCAAATTTTTTGTCCGGGATCGTCCAGTTGGCATTACGGATGCCGCCGGACATGGTGGCTTTCTGCGTGGCGTCCACGGCGTTAACAAATTTCGGGTCTTTTTTGGCTTCGATTAACCAGTCCGGCGTGAGGGCATCTTTTGCCATCTGTTTAAGTTCGCCGAACTTATTTTTTAACTCCGTCCATTTTTCGTTAATACCGTTGATAACGCTGTCTATCATGTCAGATGCGGCCTGCTTCATGGTGGCCGGGAGGTTCTGAATATCCGTGATGATTTGATCCCACTTGGTTTTGATGGTGGTTTTCACTGTTTCCCACAGATCAGACATGTATTTCCTGATGCCGTCCCAGTTTTTATAAATCAGTCCGACGAGAGTGTAGTTCAGGAAATAATTTTTTATTCCCTCCCATGCTCTGCTGATAATACTGCCTATCCATTTCCATGCGGCATCACAGGCACTGACAATATCCGCCCACAGCTTCTTAAAGAACGAGGCGACAGAGTCCCAGTTTTTATATATTGCGTAGGCGATACCGGCGATCACGGCGGCGGCAAGAAACAGCGGGTTCGTCAGCAGGGCTTTCCCGATACCGAATAAGGCCAGCCCGACGGCTTTCAGCCCTTTAGCCAGCAGGCCAAACGCACCGGCACCCTTGATACCGAGAACCGACATACTGAGTTTCAGCATCGCAACCGGCCCGAGCATCGCGGCCAGCATCAGAACAATCGCACCGCCCACGGCGAGGATCACGCCCAGTGCCAGTGCAATTTTTGTCAGTGTGTTCGCCAGTTCCGGATTGCGCTTCGCCCAGTCCCCAACCTTACTGATAATAGTGGTAATGGATTTCGCGATATCCCGCAGCGGGCTGTCAACGCCGCCGAATATCTGAATACCAACATCCTCCCATGCGGAGGTCAGGTTTTTTAAATCGCCGTCAAGGTTATCGGTCATGGTGTCGGCCACTTTCTGAGCCTCACCTTTGGCCGCTTTGACTTCGGCGATCATTTTTTGCAGTTCGCCGCTTCCCGCCTGGTCTGTCAGTACCGACAGGGCAGAAAATGCTTCCTCACCTGCAATGTGTTTGAAGTACCCGGCGCGCTGCGCGGTACCCATTTTCTTTGTCTTTTTATCCAGATCAGCAAGGATTTCCGGCAGGCCACGTAAGTTACCCTTGGCATCACGGGTCTTGATGTTTAGCTCTTCCAGTGCGTCAGCGGCCTGTTTTGGCGGCTCAGCGAGGCGACCAAGAATAGATCGCAGACTGGTACCGGCCATACTGCCCTGTATACCGGCATCACCCAGTTTACCGGCGGCAACAGCGGCGGTTTCCAGATCAACACCCAGCCCGGATGCTACCGGCGCGACATATTTCATGGTGTCACCCAGCATGCTCAGGTTGGTATTTGACCGGGTAAAGGTGGCAACGAGCGTATCACTGACGCGGTTCATTTCGTCAGAGTTCAGCTTGAACCCGGTCAGGATGTTTGACCCGATATCGGCTGTGGTGGCAAGGTCGATATCACCGGCAAGTGACATTGACAGGGTGCCTTTCATGGCGTTCTGTATCTGCTCCGGTTTAAATCCGGCCATGGCATAGAATGACTGCCCCTGTGCGACGTCGTTTGCGGTGAATGCCGTGGTCGCCCCCAGTTGCCGGGCTTGCTCACGCAGCGCTTTATACTCTTTTGAGTCTTTATCAAGCCGGGTCAGCGCCTGCACCTTTGACATGCCGGTTTCAAACTCATAGCCCGGCGCCATAAATTTCTTCCCGGCATATAACGCGGCACCGCCGGTCGCCATCGCTGCCGCGCCGGTACCGGCCATTTTATTCCGGACATCCATCGTTTTCTGATAGCTGCCTTTGGCCGCTGCCATCCGGCGCTCCTGTTCGGCGCTGCGGCGCAGCTGCTGCTCCTGCCGTTGCAGTTGCTGAGTGGTGCGGGCAATGTCGCTGTTCAGGCGGCGCTGTGCCTGTCCGAGTTGGGTTGTCGAGATGCCGTTAGCCTGTAAGGCGGTGCGCTGTTGCTGGGTGGATCGCTGTAGTTGTTCAAACCGGTTTTTCAGTTGACCGGCTTCACGCTGCGCGCGTTTAAGCGCTTCGGCCTGTTGCCGTGTCGGATTGCCGGATGCGTTCATTTCGCGGGCGAGGGCGGCGGCGCGTTGTGTTGCCGCCTGATAGGCCTGCTGTGTTTCGGTGAGTTGCTGTTTTGTTTTACGGAAGCCGTCAATTTGTCCGGCCTGACGGTTCAGGTCTTTCAGTGCATCGCGGGACTGGCGGACAGCGCCCGCCAGTCGTTTGTTGGATTCCTGCGCACTGCGGAACGGCCGGGTTAATTTATCGACGGCATTTAACACGACCTGTAAACGGAGGTTTCTGCTCATTCACTGTTACCGCTGCGTTTGTAAGCGTGATAACGCCATTCAATTAATTCTGTCAGACTCATTTCCGCCGTGTCGGCGGGTGTCCAGTGAAAAATGGTGGCAATATCTGCCACCAAATCATCGACTGTCAGTCTTGGGGGTAATTGTTCTGCATCGACTTCGGCAGCAAAAAATTAACCACCTCGATTGACATATTGAGCAGGTCACCCGGCGTCATCGCACCGATTTCCGGCTTCGTCAGTGCAGGATCCGTGATACGCGGTAACACCTCGGTCATGGAGATGACATCCATTTCCATCAGTACCTGTAAACGGACACCACGCAATTCGCCGGATTTAGGCTTGCGGACAGTGACACGGGTGATTTCTGTTTCACCGCGTTTGATGGGTTCATCCAGTTCAACAACAGCCGATGTTTTATTAACGCATTCAGTCATTTATATTTTTCCTGTTACAGCCCGATAGCGGCGCGTTGTTCTGCCAGACGGTCTTTTCCGTCCACTTTTTCAACCATATTGATGACATCAATCTCAATGAGATCAGCACCGTTCCAGACCAGTCGGTAATAGGTCGGTTTAAAGCTGAACTTCACCTGAGTGTTATCGCCCTGTTTGGCACTGCCCGGGTCGATTTCAGATAAGCGACCGCGCACGACCACTTCACAGGCTATTGTTTCCCCGGTATCGTCGCGCTGATAGGCCCCGGCAAATCGCAGCGGCACACCGTCAATTTCGGCAATGCCCCACTGCTTATAGAGTTGCGCTTCCATACCGCCGAGGGTCATTTCCATTCCCAGCGCATCATCTTCAAGCCCTAAATCAACGTGTGCGGCACCGTTCATGCCGCCCGCGCGGTAGGCTTCGAGTTTGCGTGTCAGCTTCGGCAGGGTGATTTCTTCGGCTTTTCCCTGCCAGTTATCGCCGTTGAAAAACAGGTTCATGTTTTTCAGTTTATGCGGTAAAGCCATGATTACCCCTTAATCTTTGATGCGAAATCCATCAGGTATCTGTCGGTGATACGCTGACGCAGTTTGATATTTTCAGCCGGCGGCACCGGCGTGTAGTCATAATCGATCGCTAACTGCCCGTCTTTCAGTTCTTCTTTGCTGTTGGCATCCGGGTCAAACCAGCACTCACCGCCGAGCAGATAACCCTGAGTCGTCAGGCTGCGCATTTTGGCGTTGATACCGTCGATCATGTCTTTGACGAGTGTCGGGGTCATCGGCTTATCAACCGCCCACATGTGCGCCTCTGCCATGGTGTCAGCCAGTACCTGCGCGGTGCGGGTGTAGTTTTCAAAGGCAAACAGCGGATCATCGGAACAGGTGCGGGAACCCCAGAAACGGAAACCGTCTTCACGGATCAGGGTGGTGATGTCGTTTTCATTCAGCAGACCGGCATCAGTAGACGGATCCTGCAACTCCCAGGACACATCTGCAGAAATACCGGTCACGCCGTTAACACCGATGTTTGATAGTGTTTTATGCCAGCCGATCTCCTGGTCGATTTTGGCTCGCAACCCCAGCGCCCGTGCTGTTGCGTAAGCAGTGGCCTCTGCATTTTTGACGGAATCCCACGACAAAAAATCAGGATAAATCAGCATCAGTTCACGCTGGCTGAAGTTTTTGCGATAATTCACTACGGTCTGAATGATTTTACGGTTGTAGACCCCGGCATAAACAAAGCCACGTAATGTTTGTGCAACCGTGACCAATTTTGATGTAACTGACTGATTATCATGTCCGGGGACACCGAGAATACGGGGTTTAACGCCGGTATGTTGTTTGGCGGTAAGCAGAGCCTGCATCCCTGTTTTTTGTCCGGTGATTGAGGTACCGCCGATAATGTTTGCCGTCGTTACTTCTTCACTTATGCCTGCGTTAACACGAACAACAACAGTAAGCGGGTTTGTCTGATCGAGAATGGCCTGAAGGGAATGCGCCAGCGTTCCGGTACTACCAGCCTTACCAATAGCATTCCGGATATCCGTCAGTAAAACAGGTTTATCTTTCGGGAATACCTTCTCGTCGGCATCATTTGCTGTACAGACCATGCCGATAACGGCCGTGCTGACTGTGCGGATTGGCCGGGTACCGTTATTGTGCTCAATAACACGCACGCCGTGGTGATATTTTTGTGACATAGAAATTCCCTTTATTGAGATTTTCTATGGTGTTATTGATGTGATTCTGTGTCTTGTTGCCGGTGTTGTAGAAGGCGGGAATACAACAATCAGTCCTGACATTGCGGGCATAAAAAAGGCTCCCGAAGGAGCCTGTTTTCAATAAATGAATCAGATAGGCTTAGTGACAACCTGACCGGACTGTTCGGCTTTTTTCTTCGCCAGCAGGAAACGCTGAAGCATTGCATTCTTCTGCGCTTTGATAGCAACATAGTCAATCTCAGTGTTTTTCTTAGTTGTCCGTTCGTATAACATAACAAGCCCCTTCTATATGTGCGTCCAGATTTCTGGCGGCGGTATAGCGTCTTACAAGTTTATCGTATATACGACGTAACTCTTCGCTGTATGCCTGGAAAGTTAATATCCGGATATCTTCAGTTTCAGCTATCCGGAGAATGATGTCAACTAATGTACTATAAAGGTAAAGTGCCTCTGACGCGGTAAGATCCGGTGCGCCGGGCGGCTTTTCAAACATGGTGTCACATTCTTTATTATTTTCAGCATCAATATTATAAAAACTGATAACGCTGATGGTAAGGGTAATTAGTTCATCACCAAATAATTTATAAAGAATATTATTGTCAGACTCATTTTTGCAAAAAACTAACCGGAAGGTTATCCGGCGGGTCTCATCACCAGAGAAAACGTAACTAATATCTGTGTATCTGAATACATCAAATCCCTGTAGTTCATCATGTAAAATGTAATGCGAATGACGCGACATCTTAAACTCGTGTTGTCTGTGTTATGTCGGAAATAATACATTATTTTTTATGAAACCGTCACCTTGGAATATGCTTTTTGTTGAGAAATGATTATTTATAATGACGTGTTAATTATTTCATTTATTGTGTTTTATGAAAAATACTTTAAAAACAAACGTATTTTTTTTTTGGTATAACTATTTTTAGGTATGCGAGTTTAGATTCGTGATTTTTAATTATAATAAATGATAAGGTGGAATTTATAATGATGTTGAATGTATTTGACGTGTCCTTGTCTTGCTTTCGGTGAGAGAGTGGCTGTATTTTATACAGAAATGAGAAACTCTGCGATGAAGGAAACCCCAGTTAGAGGCTCCTGTAATATTATTGGTATTTTATTGTTCTATAATTAAATTAGTAAAACCATCAGTTCAATAAGAAATTTATTTCATTTTTGAATGCATTTTTGAACTGTTTGTATTGTTCATCATTCATTATTTCTTTATATTCCTCAATGTCTTTTTTTTCTAGTTTCCAAGTGTGTTTTACTTTGGTGGTATATTTTTCAGGGCTATTTATTATCATCCAATCTCTTATGCTACCTGCTAGATTAGTGTGAATATTTAATGATTTTATTTTCTCGGCATAGTTTTCTGGAATTAATCGATTTAGTTCGTCTATTGTATTAATTCCGTATTCACTTAACTCGTTAATTATTTCATTTATATCTGGATGGTTTTTTGATAATAGTATTATAGAGTTTTTATTTGCCCAGTTTAGGAAGAACTCTTTTAAATTGATAGAATCTAATGTTTTATGAAAAACGCCTTCTTCAATATCTTTTTTCGCCTTCTTGGTGTAATCATCAATTTTTAAAGAAAGTTCATTGAACCCTTTGTCTATTAATTCCAACATACCAGAATATAAGTATAAATTTCTCTCTATATCAGATGGTAATTTATCTGTGAATTTATAGTTGCTATCATGAGCCAGCTCAGCCCATGCGTGCTGTAGTACCGTTCTTACCTGAAATTCAAATTTTAAATCTTTGAGACCATTAAATTCCGGAAGGCATTCTCTATTTTCTCCAATATCGCAAACGTAATGGATAGAACGGTAACCTAATTGATTGGTGGATAGTTTTTCATCTTGATTTAGTGAGTTTTTTTTATCCACCTTAAATGATGACTCTATAATATTTGATACTTTCTTTATATCAGATTCAAAGTAAACAATCACTCTGATTCCTGATAAATCTGTTAATTCATCCTGAGGGGACTGGTAATTCTTACGTTCTATTTTTTCAAGTATGCTTTTTTTATTTTTTGTCCTGCCATTCACTGATAAGTAATTAATGTTGTTTGATTTTAATAAGTTTTGCAGTATGGTAACAACAGATTCTGTCAGGCGATTGTGGGAGGGTAATACACTATCAACCCATTGTTCGTGGTTACTCATTACTTATGTCCTTTAGTTTTTATAATAAAATTAAATGTCAAAAATGAATGGAAATATTAAAAAATAAGTTGTACGGCTGCTGATATATATTCAGTGTGTTTTATAATACCAACTTTACTACCTTCTATTTTCCAGTTGTTACTATCAGATGAAAAATAACAAATGAACAATCCGAAATCGTCATCAGAAAGAGCATTGTTTATAATGCAGAGACGATAATCAGGTTCGTTTTTTTTAAAATGATTATATTCATTTGGTGTTAACTGTATTTGTTTGCTAAGGTCAAACAATCCTTTTACTTCTATTCTCAATAACTCATTAATTTTCCGCGCTTCTAAATCCCAACCAACATTATCACGTTCTACACTTTTTACAATATAACCGAGATTTTCGTAATGTTTTGTTGCTTTATCTATTGCTGAAATTTCAGTCTTTTTCCGTAATTCAGAGTTACTATTGTAAATAGCAGAAACAGTATCTGATTTCCCAGATAAATCATCCGGAGCATCTTTTGACGGGATAGGCGTTCTGAGGTTTACAAGATTTTTTACGCGAGTGACAAAGTCTGCGCCTTCAGGACTGTCACCATACCAGAATGGTGATGTCCCCATTAATCCTTTACCATTACGGGGAACTCTTATTGTCCGTTCTTCAATCGGGAGAAGTAAGCAGTTCTCCGTCCGGGCCTTGAACCAATAGCTTTCTTCTTCATCAAAATGAGCTCTTGGTTTTTCTGTGTAACTATCCAGCTTTTGCATCACTCTGAATACACGGGCATTTCTGTACCATCCTATGACAACATTACCATATACGGGATTGGTTGCTGTCCAGATGATGTCTACACCATCGATATAAGGAGTTTTTATATCAGATTCGCCGGAAATTCGTTCTAAATCGAACGAATTTCCTCTGTTTCTGACATATCCATAATAATAACCGCTAAAAGCTAAGAAATTTCTGTCTTCATGTCCTGAGTTGGTATCATCAACGTAAGAACCACCGTTTACTATTTTGTCATCATCTTCACCACAATAGTTATTCATCCAACCGATATTGCAGAATAAAATAGCCATACGTTTCCTGTGAATATATCAATATTTATAGTAACGTACAGCTTTAATTAAAGTACTTCAACAATCAGGATCACATTATTTTCACTCCGGAATGTATAACTAACAAACCTTAAAAATGACTAGGTATTAGCACGTGTTTCCATCACCACATACTCCTTCCACTTATCCAACTGTGCTAACTCATCCTCAGTCGCGATACCTAAATCCACGGCATACTGCAATACGGTGATTTTATTTTTTGCTTCTGAAAGCAAACGTTGTTTTTCCCGTTCGGCTTTTACATGGTGGTTATGTGTTAAAACACCGTCGATGATGGTCATTTCTGACCATGATATTGTAAAATCGGCGGGTAATTCTGATTCCGGTATTTCCCACAAGGTCATATTTATCGGCGTTAATGTACTGATATCTGTGTTTACAGAACGGATATGTCCGTCATCATCCGTTAATACGTAGTATTGATTGCTCGTATTTTCTGCATTTCGGACAACGGTTTTCCAGTCAATATTTTGTTCATTTCTCAGATGTATTGCACGGACATGAACGGGTTTTTCCGGGGTATAGCGGGTGAATTTCCCTTTATTTTTCATTTCATCACACCTTAGTCAAAAAGAAACCAGACGGTGCCTATCTGAAATTGCAGATAGGCATAATGTACGCCGGTGATCCGGTTATCACCGTCTGTATAAGCACCGATTAATACTGCACCCTGCGGAATACGGTCAGCGTAAACATGTGCGGGGCTGTTAAGCGGACCCAGGTATACACGGGAACCAACCCGTATATTGGTAATAATATTGGTCTCTGAAGAGATATATCTTTCATCGGACGCTGCTTTTGAATAGCTATACCCGTAAGGCTGATAATATCCCGCCTGCTGGTATCGCTGGTCTGATTCTGTTTTTGTATAACAGGTGCCGGTTTTCAGATAATCACCGGCGGGCTGATAACGACCTTTCGGCTGCCAGCGGGAGTCCGATTCTGTCTTTGTATAACTGCTGTTTTTTAATGCGTAATTGCCTTTGGGCTGATAATCCCGGGAACAGCTACTCTGGATTGCCTTTATTTTCTTATCGAGTGTCTCGGTGACATATTTATGGGTTGCCAGCACAACAGAAGGATTGGTTTTGAGGGTAATAGTTGCAGTATTACTGATGATCAGAACCATGCGGAAAATTTGTGTTCTCCCGCTGCCTTCCTGTAATTTGGGTTTATAACTCTCAGGGCAGTTTCCGGCGGCGATCATATCGCCGTCGTTATCAAATAAGGCAACTTCCCGTATCCACCACCCGCCGTGTTGCTCCGGGATAATCAGTTCTGCAATCAGATGATGAGGGTTTGCCGGGTCAGTAAATAACTGATTCAGTGATCCGCGATACTGTTCATTAACCAGTTTTGTATTTTCCGGTTTCGGGGCGGGAAGGGTGCCGCTGCCATCACCGACAGCCATTGCGGTTATCTTCAGTTGCCCGCCGGATGCCGCAGCGGCAGCCAGTTTTTCCGTTCCTTTATTCGTCAGCAGTGTATGGTATTTGGGGATCATAATGACCTCAGTTATCTGTTTTTATCATCAGGTAAGCGGGTAAATCGTTATTTCATCTCCGGCCGATAGGCTGACTGCGGTATAACATTCTCCGCGACTGTTCAGGCCGACAGACAGCCCCAGCAGATGACGGCTTAGGGATTTTGCATTAAATATCAGGCGTTCCAGTTCGTAATAGGTTTCTTCTGTGATACCGCTTTCCGATACGCCGACCGTCAGGCGGAATGTCCCGTTCCGGTCACCGGTTTTCCACCACTCAGTAACGCTGATCAGATAGCCGAGCGGCTCCACGACACGCCGCAGCGCCCCGATGGTGCCCTTATGCTTGTGAACGAACATTGACGCTTTGATAACGTCCCGCTTTGTCCGCTCCGGCCAGTCTGCATCCCAGCGGTCAACCGACCACGCCCACGCCAGATACGGCAGCAGATGCAGCGGACAGGTATCAGGATTGACCAGGGTTTTTATCGGTACCGGCACGCGCTGTATTTCTGCACAGGCTTCAGCGGCAGCAAGCTCCAGCGGACTGGATCCGGTCGGCAGCAGGCGGCTACTCATCAGATCCCCCTACCATCACTGTCACGTCAGTACAAAATGATGCCTGGGTATTACTGATCACAATATCTTTTGCCGGGCTTTTCAGTTCAACACGCTGAACCCCCTCAACATGCAGGGCGGCGTAAATGGCTGACAGCCGGATATCACGCCCGATGCGGTGCTGCTCTTTCACATACCGCGCTATCCGTTCCCGGGCTGCCGCTTCAATCGGTTCGGATTCCGGTGCCGGGAACAGATAAAGCACCGCATCAATGGTGTAATTGATAATTTCCACGGATTTCACAGTCACGCGGTCAGCCACCGGGCGCACATTCTCATCATTCAGCGCCTTATCAACGATGGCCAGCAATTCCGGCGATGCCGTGCCGTCACCCTCGCGGGACAGCACACTGACGGTCACACAGGCAGGCTCCGGGCTGATTGCCGAGGCGTCCGCAACCAGACCGGAGGCGCTGCGGGCATGAAAAACATACGCACCGACCGGCCCGGCAACGCTCATTCCCTCAAATGCCTGCGGGATACGCATCCGGAAATCAGCATCGGATTCATAAACGGCCGGCAGTGGCGGGATCACAGTATCGTCAGCTTCCCGGATAACCAGCCGGGGCACGTTGTTGTTCGCACCCAGTTGATCCAAATCCGCCCTGTAGGCGTAGGCCACCATGCAGGCGCGGGCGGCTTCATTGACACGCTGGCGCAGCAGTAATTCCCGGTAGGCGCTTTCCTCTAACAGCTTGGTCAGCGGTTCGGATTCCAGTTGCAGCACGCGGGCGACCGGCGCCCGCAGTTCTTCCGGCAGTGATGCCAGCAAAGCCGCTTTGCGCTCAGTGAAAATCTGTTCGAAATCTAACGTTTCGATCACGTCCGGCGGCGGTAACTGGCTGATGTCGATGGTTGGCATGATTACCTCAGTGGCACGGAAAAGGAAAACGGCTGGCCGGTTCCGGTGTATACCCCGGACAGGTCGATCACAATGCTGCCCGGCTGCGGGGATGAAATCGTCAGTTGCTGAATCTGAATCCGCGGCTCCCAGTGCAGCAGGGCGGAATAGCAGGCGGACATCAGTTGCAGCCGCAGCGCTTTGTTGTCCGGTTGATCAGTCAGGCGGAACAGCAGGGATCCGTAGGTGCGCCGGGCAATACGGGAACCGATTGGCGTCATCAGAATGTCGCGCACCGACTGGCGGAGATGCTCAATATCTGTGATACCGCTGCCGGTCAGGGCATTAAATCCGTAATATTTCATTGCGGGCCATCCGTCCGGCTTCCGCCGCGCTCTACACCGCCGTGGTCATGGTCATCAATCACCACGCCGTTTGAGGAGAATGTCCCGCCGGTGTGTTTAAAGTTGCCGGACATCTCGCCGCCTTTCATTACATTCAGCGTGGCACAGGTCAGATTGTCAGAGCAGATAACCGTCGGGGTGATAAAACGGATATTTTCACTGGCATTCACAATCACAACCGGCGAGGTCGCCGTGATACTTTCTCCGGCCTCAATCAATGCGGTTTTGATGCCGGTCGCAATCAGTGCGCCGGTCTCCGGTTCGTACTCGATAACCGCGCCGTCAGGGTAGGTAACGTGGTTTGCCGTCAGTGAGGCGGTCGGCTCGCTATGCTCATCAGAAAAAATTCCCGGCAGCACAACCGCCGTGGTCAGTTCGCCGCCGACAGAGAGGATCACCACCTGTTCACCGACAGACGGCATCCAGCTGCTGCGGGCGGTTCCGGCACGCAGTGTCACAACCGGCAACCAGTCTGTTTCCAGATCGCCGGTCTGTACACGACAGCCGCGACCGACTTTAACAGCGGTGACAACGCCGGTACGGATGATATTTCTGATCAGGCGGAGGAGTTCCGCGATTTGGGTGTTTGCGCTCATGGGGACAGCCTGCCACCGAACCGGGGATTAATGCACCGGCTCAGTGTTGTATGTCCGTCAGATACAACATCAGGATGCAAGGAAGTCGATAATGGCTGCTTCAATCCGCCGGGTATCATCAGGCGAAAAGCCCAGTAGTTCACGCTGTGGGTACTGAATATCAAGGTTGCGTAACCGTTCTTTCTGACCGAACTGATGTACTGCAGCAATGTTAGCGGCGGCAGGGGCAAAGAAGATCGCCGCCTCGTTTTCATTGGAGAACACGCGCATATAACGGACAGTTGCCAGGCGTTTAAACATGCGGGTCTGTTTACTTTTGCCTTTGACTTTTATCCGGTCTTTTTTAATGGCTGTGAACCGCTGAATATCACCCTTGCGGAATGAGCGCTGTGCATTTTTATCAATATCGGTACCGGTGATTAACCGCTTGTTCTGCTGCCAGTTCTTCAGCCGCCGCTCACGCCCGCGCCAGATGAAACGCATTTCCCGCTGTACGGTAATAAACTGCGCCTTGCGCCGGGTATAGGCGCTGCCGTCCGGGTTTTTCTGTTCCCGGATGCGGGCTATCTGGCTTTTGCGCAGATCACGGACAATCGCCCGCGACAGTTTTTTCCGTTCTGCCGGACTGACCCGGGCCAGCAGCCCGGCCAGCTCATGATTCAGGGCATCAAGACTATTTTCTGACATTCAGGTATTCCCAGCTGTCCATCGGGTTTTCCGGCTCCGGCACCGCTTCAACGTGATATTTACCATCCTGCACAGAGACAATAATCCGCTCTGTCAGCTTCAGGTCAATACTGATATTCGCGGTCTGGTTATTGAGAATGTCAGCCTCAAAGCGGATGCCGTTGGCGCGTTTGTCCGGGTTGGCGAGAATATCCGGCTGGTGCTGCTTCACCCATTCAACCACCACGGCAAAGACAATATTCTGATCACCGGGAAAGGCTTCAAGGATAATATTCAGGCTGTAAATGTATTCGTAGGACAGTGACGGTTCATTAGTGGCAAAAATGCCGCCGTCATCCACGAACAGATACAGTTTTTCCGGGTTCTCTTTCAGGTACGGAATCTTCCGGCACAGAGTGTCTTTAATGCTGTTGAGTTTGTTCATGCTGTCTTGCCTTTTCGGCGGCGCGGATGCCGTCCAGCTGCGTGTTTGCCTCATCCAGATCCGCGATCAGTAAATCAATCCACAGCGGCAGCTCGCAGTACGTCAGAGTCCGGGCGGCAGGGACGGCGGCACCGGTTTTGTCAGTGAGTCCGGCAGCGGGGTGCATTGTGCGGGCACGTAGACGGTACGTGTCGCGGAGCAGGCCGTCAGAAACAGTGCGAGGCACAGGCAGATCACAGGTCGGATTGTTTTTAAGAATGGTGCGGTATTCAATCTGGTGCTCCTCCGAGGCGGCACGCTGCGTGATGTTATTCTGCGTTGCCGCCTGCGCTATCCGGTTAAAGCGGTTAAATTCAAATGACTGCGCGGTGATAATCCCGGCCTGCCGGTCGAGGTCTTTTTTCAGCGCGGTATTTTCATCGGCCAGCCGTCCGGCTTTGTCGTAGTAATGCTTCAGGCTGAATGATAATAAGCCCGCAATAAGCAGGCTGAATAACAGCGAGATAATGCGGGCTTTGGTGGTCATAACAGTGCGTACGCCTTTTCAAATACAGCATCGGCATAAGGCTGCGAGGCGTTTTCAACCTGAATGATGCCCTTTGCCATCGCGACAGTGGTGTATTTGTCGTGCAGGTCTAAACAGGCATCACGGCGGAAGCCGGTTTCTTTACAGACGCGGGTAATATAGTTTTCCGTGTGATTATTATCCGCAGCCGGTGCCCAGCGTTCGATAATCTCTTCCACGGTATCAATTTTTCCGCATCCCATCCCCGGTTTTCCCCGGTATTTTGAGTAGGTGCGTAACAGTTTCATCAGGGCACGAATGCCGTACTCCGGCGCAATAAACGTACAAAACTGACTGTCAGTCTGTACACCGGCCAAACCCTGCCATTTCGATTTACTGTGCCGGATATTGCCCGGATTATTATTTCGGATACCTCGTGACATGAATCAGTCTCCCAGTCGTTTATTAATCATGCGGTGTGCAATGTCGCGTATCTTCTCAACGCCTAAAAACCCGACCGCGCCGCCGATCATGCCGCTGGCACCGTTCGGAATGCCGATAAACTCCGCGCCGCTGATAATCGCCCATGACAGCGCACCGCACAGCAGGCATTCCGCCCACTTGTTTTTACGGGTATCACCGTCATAAATCAGGCAGGCATAGCGGATAAAAATGGCTATCGCCACGCCGGACAGCTGCGGCCAGGCGTTTTTGAGTGTGTCGAGAATGTCAGCCCAGTGTTCTTTCATCGTTTTCATACCCATCCCCCTTTGTGGAGGTGTTATTAATCCCAAAGCCGGATCATTGTTTTTTGCGGCTGTTCCGCCACATCCGGCAGTTCAACCGGTGTTCCGTGCGGTAACACCGCACCGTGACCGGCAAGCCCGGGGTTCAGTTCCAGTGTCCGCTCAACCACACCGGCCGTCTGCCCGAGTATCCGGAAGCACAGGGCATCAAGGGTTTCACCCTGCAACGCAAAGACATTCATATCAGTTCACAGATGTTGTGCGATTCACCTTTGATACGCTGGATAGCCCACTGCATATCACGCCAGAGGTCATCCACCGTTTCACTCAGGGCGGCAGCTTTCTTTTCGCCGCTGTCGGTGGTGTCGGTGTCGCGGTAACGCTCTGTCAGTGTCGCTTTTGCCCCGCTGTATACCGCCCGGCGGTAAAGCAACATCAGTTCACTGTCGTTATTGATGTGGTCGGCCGGAACGGCTTCCAGTGAGGCAAACCCGGCGGCAGTCTGTGACCGTTTCCAGTCCGCCAGTTCGCGGTTGACTTCCGTTATGGCGTTGACCAGTGCGTGCCGCAGCCGTTCTGTGGTGACTTTGCCGTCCGTCAGCATGGACTGCTGATAATGACGCAGACTGATATCCGGGAAAAAATCCCCGCTGCTGAGTGTTTCGTCCGCTATGTCTGTTGTTTTGTCGGATGTGAAGTCCATCGGTTACCCCGTAAAAGGTGGGCGGTGGACAGCGGATTAGCCGGTCGGCTGGTCCGCTGTGCCGCCCCGGCGCTGTGGCTCGTTCTGTTGTGCCGCGTCGCGTTCTTCCTGCTGCTTGGCGATCAGCTTTTCCAGCTGACGCAAATCCTGCTTAACGCCGACACGGTCATATAATTCAAGTGCCCGCAGCCACGAACAGGTGGCAGGCTGTAAATACCCGTCATCACGCTGTGCATAGCCCAGCCATTTCAGGAGATTTGCCCGGACCTGATCCGGCATGTCTTCTTCGCCGGTCAGGTTCAGGGTGCGGGTCAGCACATCCAGCGGTACCGGGGTTTTGGCGGCGTACATCTTTTCCGCCATATCCGCGATTTCTTCCGCAATGGCACACCCGGTTGTCCGGGTATGGTTTTCCGGCATTTTCAGACCGTGGCGTAGGGCGTAGTCCGCAATATCCAGTGCGCCGTGAAAGTCTCCGGCATCAATCCGCCAGAGCATCACGCGCATCAGTACATCGTCCTGCTGTCCTCTGCCGGAAGCCAGAATACCGCCGACCCACGGCGCATAGTTCGGCAGCATTTCCCGCTTCACGGCAGCTTTGCGCTCAAATGACTGGATGCGCTTCAGCCTGCGGCGGTCAGCGTTCATCATCAGTGTCATCTGTGTGTAAGCCGTGCCGGTCTGTGTCTGCGGGTTGCGCTGCTGTGCATCCTGCTGTGCACTGACCCGCATCACATGACGGCGGAAAATACTGCCGCCCATTATTCTCCGTCCTTTTTGCCGGTATCACCGGTGTCCGGTGCTTCCGGTTTTTGGGTGCCGTTCTGCATCTGAATATTTTCGATCAGTGCGGTACCGCGATAATCCTCAACAACATAGGCCTCATTGACGGATTCGTAGTTCTCAATCCGGTCACGTTTTGGGTTGTCGATGATGTGGCGGCGGCGGGTTTCGCTCTGCCAGTAAATCGACAGGTTATCCAGGCGGGTGATAAACAGGGCGTTTTCCGGGAAGTACGGCGCACGCACGGCCTGTAACCCGCCGATGCGTTTCTGGCTGATAATCAGATCAGCGGCCAGTTTTTCACTGTTTTCCTGTTCTTTGTTAACCAGCGGGAAATATTTATCGGATAACAGTTTGCGCCCGCAGATAACCACAAGCTCAGTGTCATCGCGGTACTCTTCATCGATAACCTCATCAACAGCACTCATCACCAGTGCGTCAAGGTTATTGAAATCACCGTCTTTACCCACGCGGATCACGGCGGAAATCACGTTACCGGCATCGTCTCTTACATCACTGATCACATGCGCTTCTGCATCGGTGCGGACTTTTTGCAGCCAGCCGATATTGACGTCTTCCAGCATTTTGTTTGCAGCGCGGTCGGATTTTTTGGCGCGGTGCGTACCGTTAAAGCCAATCATGATACGGTCAAGCGCCTGTCGGCGGATGATGGCGTTACGGATACGTAACTGAAAATCCTTGAACTTCGCCCACAGATCCAGTTTCTGGTAGGTCAGTGCGGTGTCATAGTTGGTCTGCTGACACTCATACTTAATATCTGTCATTTCAGACGGATCGGTCGCTTCGCGATCTTCTTTTGTGGTGTCCGTGGTTCCGGCGATAGTGGAGCCGACACCCAGCCCGATAACCTGACCATTTTTATCCGGGACGGGAACAATATTGATAAGGCCGAGGAATGCGGCGGACATCTGGATATTATCTTCCAGTTTCTGCGCCACGGACGGGGTGATTTCAACCTTGCTGGTCAGTTCCTCAACCGGCACTTCATACAGTGCAGACAGTCGCATCAGGTAGTCGTTAAATTTAAATCGGGTCTCTTTTTTCATGTTCTCTTTCTCAAATTTGGTGAGGCCGGGATCAGCAGTCCGTCAGCAGTTCTTCCGGCTGTGTGCCGTTGTTGCCGAGTGACACCGGGCGCTTATGGCCGCTGTTGTCCTGCTGGCTCAGTTGCGCTTTCAGTTCAGTGAGTTCTTTTTTCAGCGCGGCCAGTTCCGCGATTTCTTCCGGCTCAGGATCGGACAGGCTTGTTTTTTTCAGTGCGGCAACATCTGTCTGAATGGCTTCGACGGCTTTGGCGATCAGTTCGACGCTCTGATGCACATCATGAAAACGGGCATCGTCCTGCTTGCCTTTCCCGGTCAGCACTTCGGTGATACGGGTGAACAGAGACGGCACTTTCGGTTCATCCGGCTTATCTTCGGTGAATTCGATAACGGTCTCTTCCGCCAGTGTGATCACGTTGTCTTTCGACTGTTTGCGATCCGCGAACGGGCTTTCCCCGGCGCCCTGACTGAATTGCAGCATCTGCGTGCCGAGGCTGGCCGGGTTATCAGTCACCGCCAGTCCGACCAGATAGGCGGCTCCGGTGTCTGCAAATTTCGGGGCGATTTCAGCCGAGGTATACACCTTCTGACGCTTTTTATTCATTTCGATCAGGTCGGCGGTCGGTTTCAGCGTGGCATACAGGGCTAATTTGCCTTTCAGCGCACCATCGGTGATTTCTTCGGTATACACCGATTCGACATCCCCCAGGCGCGGCATGTAGGACATGTTGAGGTGATCAATATTAATGCGCGCCCCGTAGACGTTCGGGTCGTAGTTTTGTTCGATATCGGTCAGCCAGCTGCGCTGTACGGTGCGGCCGTCAGTGGTGGCACCCTCTGTACAGATACGCACCGGCTTTGATTTTACTGTCATGTGAATGACTCCATCAGTCAGGACGGGATTGTCAGTAATGATGGGGCTATGGTTCCGGTGAATTGCCGCAGAAACAATGAAAGGCTGTTGTACCGCAACGGTTTACAACAGAACAGCAGGGCGCGGGGGAAGTGCGGCCAGTAATCTGGCGGCATGGAAACGATAACCGTATTTGACTCACGCAAAAAGGCCATGCACCTGTATTTCAGCGGCTACCGTATTGCACGGATCGCGGAAATGCTGGGTGAGAAAGCCTCAACGATTCACAGCTGGAAGCGCCGCGACCAGTGGGACGACATCACACCTTTTGACCGAGTGGAGTTCACTATTGAAGCGCGGCTGTGCCAGCTTATCGCCAAAGAAAGCAAAGAGGGAAAGGATTACAAAGAAATTGACCTGTTAGGCCGTCAGCTGGAGCGTGCCGCCAAAATCCGGCGCTATCAGAACGGCGGCAATGAAACCGATCTCAACCCGAAACTGGCGAACCGCAACGCCGGTGAACGCAAGGCCCCGGAAAAAAACGTATTCAGTGACGAACAGATCGAAAAGCTGGAACAGATTTTCACGGGGAACATGTTTGAGTATCAGAAAAACTGGTACCGCGCCGGGGCGCAGAACCGCATCCGCGACATCCTCAAATCCCGCCAGATAGGGGCAACCTACTATTTTGCCCGAGAAGCCTTTACGGACGCGCTGCTGACCGGCCGCAATCAGATATTTCTTTCCGCCAGCAAGGCACAGGCACATGTATTCAAGCAGTACATCATTGAGATTGCCCGCGAAGTCGATGTTGACCTGAAAGGCGACCCGATTGTCCTGCCGAACGGTGCCACCCTGTATTTCCTCGGTACCAATGCCCGGACCGCACAAAGTTATCACGGCAATCTTTACCTGGATGAATATTTCTGGATCCCGAAATTTCAGGAGCTGCGCAAAGTCGCCTCCGGCATGGCGATGCACAAAAAATGGCGGCAGACCTATTTTTCCACACCGTCAAGCCTGACCCACAGTGCGTACCCGTTCTGGTCAGGAAAACTGTTTAACCGGGGTCGTGCCAAAGCGGATCACGTGGATATTGACATCAGCCATGCAGCATTACGTGATGGTCGTCTGTGTGAAGATGGCCAGTGGCGGCAGATTGTCACGGTGGAAGATGCGGTACGCGGCGGCTGTGACCTGTTCGATATCGCACAGCTGCGCCTTGAATACAGCCCGGACGAATATCAGAACCTGCTGATGTGTGGGAGGACTTTCAGCCGGAACTGTACCGGCCATACGGTCACCGGCCTGTCTGGATCGGCTATGACCCGGCGAAAGGTACCGAGGGTGGTGACAGCGCCGGGTGTGTGGTGATTGCACCGCCGGTGATGTTCGGTGGTGCATTCCGCATCCTTGAGCGGCACCAGTGGCGCGGGATGGATTTCCGCGCTCAGGCGGAAGCCATCAAACAACTGACCGAACGTTACAACGTGGAATACATCGGTATCGACAGTACCGGGATCGGCCACGGCGTTTACAAGTCGGTGCAGGAGTTTTTCCCGCAGGTGCGGGAGTTCGTCTATAACCCGGCGGTAAAAAACGCCCTGGTGCTGAAAGCATGGGATGTCATCAACAGCGGACGGCTGGAATTTGATGCCGGCGATCGGGACGTCATTCAGTCGTTTATGTCTATCCGCCGCTCAACCACCGCCAGCGGCAACCGCCCGACCTATGAAGCCAGCCGCAGCGAGGACGCCAGTCATGCGGATCTCGCCTGGGCGGCAATGCATGCCCTGTACAACGAACCTATCACGGGTGAGAACGCCCAACATCATAATATCGTGGAGCTTTATTAATGAGCCGCAGAAATAAAAACAAACAGCATAAACAACAGAATACCGGCGGCGTGGAGGCGTTCACGTTCGGCGAGCCGGTTTCGGTGCTCGACAGCCGCGAGATTTATGATTACCTGGAGTGTGTCCGGATGGAGCACTGGTATGAACCGCCGCTGAGTTTTAACGGACTGTCCAAAGCGTTCCGGGCCGCACCGCATCACAGCAGCGCAATCTATGTAAAACGTAACATACTGACCAGCACCTTTATCCCGCACCCGCTGTTAGACCGGAAAACCTTTGATAGTTTCGCGCTGGACTTCCTGATGTTCGGCAACGCTTACGTTGAAGCGCGTTACAACCGCCTCGGCGGCATCCTGCGGTTTAATCACGCCCCGGCGAAATACACCCGGCGCGGGATTGACGGGGATCAGTACTGGTTCACCAAATACGGCTATGAGAGTGAGCCGTACTCGTTTGAACCCGGTGCGGTGTTTCATCTGATTGAACCTGATGTGAATCAGGAACTGTACGGCCTGCCGGAATATCTGGCCGCACTGCCGTCAACCCTGCTGAACGAATCCGCCACGCTGTTCCGCCGCCGGTATTATCTTAACGGCAGTCATGCCGGGTACATCATGTATATCAGTGATTCCTCCCAGACGCCGGGTGATATCGACAATATCCGTAAAGCGGTACGCAGCAGCAAAGGACCCGGCAACTTCCGCAACCTGTTCCTGTATGCCCCGAACGGGAAGAAAGACGGCATTCAGGTCATGCCGCTCAGTGAAGTCGCCGCTAAGGATGAATTTCTGAATATCAAAAACGTCAGCCGTGATGACATGCTGGCCGCCCACCGGGTACCGCCGCAGCTGATGGGAATACTGCCGCAGAATACTGGCGGTTTTGGTGATGTGGAAAAGGCAGCAAAGGTGTTTGTCCGCAATGAACTGATGCCGCTACAGGCCAAGATGAAACAACTTAATGACTGGTGCGGTCAGGAGGTGATCCGGTTTGAACCGTACACACTGGATGTGATCGCCGGGTAATCCCTCACCACTTACTGCTGCAAAAAGTAACCGCCGTCCTGAACAGGAGCGCGCGGTTTTTTTCGCCACAAAACCTGCCACCGCGCAATCGTAGCCCCGCCACGCCTGCCCACTAAATGCACCGCTTTTCTTGCACCTGCAAGGGTAGGTTAAGGTCTTGCGGGAAACTGAACAGCAGGGTGGTATGTATATCATTTCTATTTTGCAGATCTCAGTTGTAAAACAGGTTTTCATGCAAAAACAAAAAATACGAAGAATTATTTTCTATTTATTTGTGATATTTCGCATTTAAATTGTTTATTTAATTAATTGTTGTGATTTTTTTTTATAAAATATGTAGTTTTTAGGATTAATAATCTGTTTTGTTTGTTTTTTGCTCTCTTCTGAATTTGTAAGGAATTCAGTCTTTATAAATAGATGTGGATATAAAAAATTTAACCACATCGCGTGATATATCCTTATCGCGATATTTATCATTAGAAGGTCAATGATGAATATTATTAGAAGTTTTAAAGGTATGCTTTTTATCATGCATTACATGTTTGATATTTCATTCTTTGGAATAAGTACATTCATAAACATTATACAGTTTCTTTGTCATTGCTATAATAGTAAAAAAAGATTTAAACAGAAAATAAAACAAGTGTTAAAAACAAAGTTAATGTCAAGGTATATAAGAGGGAAGATATATAACCTTTGGTTGTTTAGGCTTCTAAGAAGTAAAAGATAATTAAACTCATTTTTTAGATGTCTGAAATATACAGTTGATAAGTATTAATTTTATGATTAAGTTATAGAAATAAAAGGCTGCACTGTGCAGCCTAAAATAACTAATATGTATTAGGTTTTGGCAAATACTAAGAATCGTCAAGGTAACTGATTCAACATTGCTACAACCGAACGTCCTATTGCATATGACAGGTTGACCGGTACAGCATTGCCAATTTGCTTATATTTGGCGGTCATTGGGCCGGTGAATTCCCAGTTATCCGGAAATGTCTGGATTCTGGCATATTCTCTGACTGTCAATGGACGCGTTTCCTCAGGATGACAACGTTCAGTCTGTTTTTGTGCTGGAGCACATGTCAGAGTTAAACTCGGTTCATCCCATGATAGACGCCGGGCCATTCCGGTTTTTCCGCCACCCAGGAAGTAACTTTTTTGCATGTATTCGCGTTGCAGATCATCAGGAAGGTCACGCCAGTATCCACCTTGCGGAACATAATCTAAGATTTGCTTTTTCCGCTCCGGATATTTTTGCCCTTCAGATTGAGGAACATCAGTTGGGTATAATTCACCTTTTTTCAGAGCGTCCTTAAGTGTCAGGATACGCTGGTAAGGGTGTGGCCACTCAAAAACTAATTTATCAGCAAGATCTTTTCTGATAGCGATAAGAATTAATCGTTCACGCTTTTGGGGAACTTTATAAAATATTGCTTTCAGGATCTTTGGGGTTATTAATTTATAACCTAACTCATCGATTGCATTCGATATTGTTTCCAAGGTCAGACCATTATCATGTGTTAAAAGACCGCGAACATTTTCAGCCAGAATGACTTTTGGATTGATTTCTTTTGCTGCCCGGGCAAATTCAAAGAATAAAGTACCGCGGGTATCCTCAAAGCCCATTTTTTTACCGGCATATGAGAACGCCTGACACGGAAATCCACCTGCTAAAACATCAACCTGGTCCTTGTAGGGGGTAAAATCAATATTAGCAACATCTCCTTCAATAACATTCCAGTCAGGGCGATTTTTCCTGAGAGTATTACAAGCGTGTTTATCGAGTTCGTTCAGCATGACAGAAGTAAAACCCGCCAGCTCCAGACCTAAAGCCATACCACCGGCACCGGCGAATAACTCTAAAACTGTCATTGTCTTATTCGGTGTGATAGTGATTTCTTTATCCCATTGGCTTTCAGATAACGCACGAAACTGCTCAAAGTGTTCAAGCTGATCTTTTGTATAAAATCGATAGTTGTTATTGGCATTTCTGTTTGAAGTGAGGGTTCCGTTTGTGTCCCAGCGGCGGAGCGTTTCTTTAGAGACTCCGAGTAAATCGGCAACGTGAGATAATGAGAATTCTTCTTGAGACATGATGTAAAACCATTAGACATTGATCATGGTTACAACTGTACAGATGACCATGATCAATGTCAAACCTTAGTTATGGTTATTCACCATAGGCCAGGTGAAAATAGCTGGTAAATTCAGCCGGATCAGGTATGGAAAAGTCTGTTTTACCGTAATTGTTTCGATACACGTGTTCAATTACTTCCGGTAGTGCGGAATGTAATTCACTAAGAGCGGATTCTCTGCCGGTAACGATGGTATAAAAGCTTGCACCATCAATACACCTGATTTTTTCATTTTCATGACATTTTTGCCCTTTTTCTTTATCTGACGGAATAAAAGGAACGTCAGAACGGACAGGGTGTTTCGGGATAATATTAACGAAATAGGCGGTATAATCTTTATAGCGGCTGTTTTTAGGTGAAACTTGCGCATCAAGGGAATTGTACATTGCTGCCAGATTACCACCGGTTACAGTGGAATATTTGTTTTTAACTTCAGCAATAATTTTTTTGCCGTTGTTGACAAGGTCAACAATGCCACCGACACCAAGATCTTCCCATCCGTCAACACTACCTAAGATACGTTGGTGGAATGTACCAACATGATTTTGAATGGTTTTCTGACACTGTCGAGCCATTTCGGCATTTTTCCATTCAGCATGATTATTGAATGCAGGAGCCTCAAATAATGCACCGAAGGGGTCTATCACATTTTTATTAAATGATTTCTCAGCATCTTTTCGTTTTTTTAATGCTTTATCTAATAGAAATTTAACTTCTCTTACCAAAACATCATCGCTGACATATGTTAAATAAGCCATTTTAATAATACCCATTATTATTACACTTGCTCAGACTGAACAAAATAGCAGAGCATGTCAATGTTTGGGTAGGATTCTTGTGTGGATCGTATCACTATGAATAAGAAAAGGTAATAAAACGTACAAAAATAAACCAGATATACGATATACAACAATAACGGGGAATCAAATTTGCTCCCCCGTTATTGATTTTATTTATAAAAAGGATCAGACCGCCTTCACACTCCGCTTAATCTCCCGCAACTGCCGCTGTTGCTGCTTACATAGTTTCTTCAGTTGCTCGGTAGTATCATCATCGGCAATTAATGTCAGGCAACCATCAATCACCTTAACGCGAAACGTTTTGCCTGTATCGAACCCCGCAGCCCGCAGCCAGTCGCCCTTCAGGGTGATTGCCGGTATCTGTTCATAGCTTTTCGGCCGTGAGACATAGGCCACAGTATAGTAACGTTCTGACACTTCAGGTTTATTTTTCGGATTTGCTAAATTAGAATGCGCGGCAGCCATATCCAACTCCTGTTTAGTTGCGGTGTGGTCAGCGGGCAGCCGGTGCTTTCAACCACCGTCTGCCCGCGTTCATTTCAGCGATTCTTACAACATGATTTTCGGGTCTTTAATACCACAAGCGGCAGCATAGCGGGCCAGTGTTTCGACAGTCGCTTTTTCCGCATTACGTTCTGTTCGTGATACTGCCGCAGGGGTAATCCCGAGACGTGCCGCGACCTGTGAGCTGGTCAGCCCGGCAGCGTTGCGCCATGACAGTAACTGTTCGCGGATTCGTTCAGCCCGCAACTCCGCTTCATAAATCGCGTTCACTTCCGGGTCGGATAAAATATTTTTGCGGGCATCTTCCCACGGAATGGATTTTTTACTCATCGTTCAGTATCTCCTCTAACCGTCGGGCAGCGGCAGTTAACATGGATGAAGGAAGTTTCGCGGTACTTTTTGCAAAGATTTTCAGGGCGAAAATCTGTTTTCCTTTCCGGTACATATAGATCTCATGACCAATATCACCGGCTTT